GTCACGTGTAAGCCTCGTCGCGCGTGACCACGACCTATCTGGCACATTACTGTGTCCGGTTCTCGTTAGAGAAGTCAGACTCTCAAGAACATGGTTCCAACCATGTGAAGAACTCCTATGAGTTCTCTCTTGAAGGCGCCATACCGGAGATACGAAGGATTGTATATCACGCTGCCAATAGGCATCGCGCATAGCAACACTTCCTAACTCAACGTATTCAGCTATGCTCGAATGATTCGGATTTGTTGTTGTAAACAAATCTTTACCAGTCGTGCGTCGCAGAACACATCTGATATGGCTGAACAGTATTAAGGCGGCCTCTGAGTAACCAGCGATGCGTAAACGCATCGCTAAGTCACATAGAGACTGCAGTTCAGATAAGTGAACGGCATCCGGGCTGCACTTCCATCGAACCGGCGTAACATCAATGCCCATAAAGGCATCGGTGCCGCATGATTCTCTGAAGTGCGACTTCCAGAAACTCTTGCGAGTATTTGGAAGCAAACCAAACGATTGAAGATCCTGCATCACTGCAGGGGCTTCTTCGCTCGGAACCAGGATGTCATCACCGAACACAAAAACAGAGTTGGGGTGATGAACCCCGCGACTCTGAATTGATGCACAGCAGATAGCCCAGAACACTAGGCTCTGAACGGGAAACGTAGTTGCGTTTCCCATCGGAGCATAGCAATGTAAGTTATCGTCGTAGCTACTAATTGGTAACTGCGGAATAACGAACTTCTGAGCCCTACAGCATCCGAAGTACTTGTACTTCCTCCCAAAGAGGATCTGTACAAGGACATCGGAAACACGATCGGATGCCTCTTTGAGATCAATTGTCGCATACTTGCGACTAATTGATGATCTTAGAGCCAAACGAGCGTTCACGGTCTGATCATCGAAATGTACACGGCCGCGAGGCCATGGACCGCGATGATCTCGACGCTGAGAGATTGCTCTCTCAAGACATACCCGTAAGCCCTGCTGAATCCATATGGCTTCAGCAGGATGAACACATATTAGGCGAGGCCCACGACTGTCCTTAGGGACAGGAATAAGCTTCGCTTTGATGTGATCTGAACTTAGGGTCCCCAACTCGGCCAAATGCTCGCTATTGAAATAGCAAGTCATATAGTCCGAATAGGGGTACAAGTACTCTATCTGGTCGATCCAGTGCATCCATCTCTCTTTTGGAGTGGTGGAGGCACCGGGTCCGTGGAACGGGACGATGTCCCGCTCACGTACCTTATAAAGTACCGATTGTACATGTTGTTTAGCACGTCGTAGAAGTAAGGGACTAGTACAAGAAGTACTATTCCCCCAATCTTTGACAGTGCTGTTAGTCGAGAGGAAGCCTTTGTAGGCTTTCTCGATCGAGTCTGTAGTTGGCTGCACATAGGCTTTATAGCTGAACAGCAAAAGCTGCCGCAAGAACCGTAAGTAATTGCCATCCAAAACGGACAGCCTTACGAGTCGATGCAGCTGTGACGGAAACCTATCGAGTTCGAGTTTTATCCCGTTCTCGATATGGTCCATCACATGCTTTTCTAGCTCTGGAGCCTCGTTAAGGCACCAACAGAGATCGTACCTAGACCCTCGTATTTCAGAGAGACTAGACAAACGAGCAATGTCAGCTAGCAGGCAACGATATGTTGATTCTATAATCTTCATGTCTTAGGAGTACCACATAGCCGGCTGTAATAGCGATCAGATGGCTAACGACTTTATAACAATAAGTAACTTACGTTACTTCTCGTTATTGAGGACATTAGCCATGAAGTTCGCATCTGCAACGACGGCCTTGAAGGTCGTCGTGACATCGGTTACGTCCGCGGCGAGAGCCGTGGCCGGAACAGCAAACACAAAGTAACACGAAGTCGTGATGCTTTGGAGGTTTGCGTCGATGGTGACGCGATCAATTCGTCCAGTGTAACGTCGACCGGGCACTTTCGTGGCCGAGTCGACATAATCAGTGGAACGGATTGTCATGACATCCGGGGTATTGATACCCCGGGCAGTGGAACGGCGTTCAGAACCGTCCTTCTCATCGAAGGACTTCTTGAACACGATCGTATTGAATGTCAGATCGGCATTCATGTGGTATTTTATGTTTGTACTGACGTTTACTAACGTTCATCTACGCAGTCGGCTTAATTGCTGACCAATCAAGGCGGCAGTAATGCCAGCTTGAGATTTTCCGTAGCGGGGCTTCCATTCTGGCATAAAACCAGGTGAAAGCACTGACCTCTCGTAATGCTTGTCCTCAACGGAGCACAACCTTATATTGTCCAGTGTTTGTTGCGTTGCGCACACAGTGCGCAATGTACTAAACTGTTCAGTTCTAAGGTGCCACTTCGTGGACTTGGTAAAAGAGACTACTTCGAATGGGGAAACCCCAATCGAATCGTCAATCTTACCAAGAACATTGCGAATATCGACGAACCAATCAGCAACGAAAGAGAATGGTATTCTCTCCCATGCTAATTGGGCCGGCGACGTGGTAAACCTACGCATTAAGAAATCCAAGCGACTAATTGAGTCGCTTAGATAGCGTGGTACGTTAGGCTTAACAACTAGAACGTATCGGACGGTAGGAGTCATGAGGGGTATACCTTGAAAGGTATGCTCCAAATAATTCTTACCATTCGCTACCTGGTTTTCAGGTCCCCTAGAGTAGGAAGCAGTACCCATAATCATTTGACTATAGGTCTTGTTCCCATTCCGTTGGAATACATCGAACTGCCGCTTAATATCAGGGGCAAACTTAACAATATTAGTTAAGTCGCCGATGATAGGAGCTATGCCGAACTTCCATGAAAGGAAGTTAGCAGAAGCAGTCGATATAAGCCTTCTCCTTGTGAGCTTGCGC